TGGCCTGGATTGTACCAAGGATGGAGGCAAGCCGCACTTTTCGCAGTAAGGTTTCTTTGGTGTCATCATGGCGCACTACACATTCACTAAGGTTACAAAATTGGTAGGGCCGAAGAATGATCTCTGAGCAGGGGTTGGTTCCGAATTCAAAGTTAGGATCACGGTGACCGTACTTCTCCACAGTCTTCTTCGCAGCTTCACGGTTGAATATCCCGCGCTCTCCGGAATGTGAATTGTAAAGAGATAACCACTCTTCCATAAACTTTCCAACGGTAGGCGTCTCATTATAAACCGCGCTATTGTTGGCGAGCGCACGGTGAGGTGCAGTGTCCCACCAAGGTCCAGCTTTAGCATGTCTAATCCTTTCATCGTCCAGGTCGGAAAGTGAAATCATAGCTGATCGGCGAACACCACCAACAACTACCACTTCACCAATTTTACACATCAGGTCGTGGCACTCTAATGAGTTTAAGCGACGGCCTTGTGCGTGTTTAAATAAATTAACAGTAAACTTAAATAGTTCTACTAATGGTTCCGGCCCGGAAGCTCTTCCACCAAATGTTTTGAGTCGTGCTCCGGCAGGACGGACATTGGACACGTCCCACTTCGGAATTTCTCCAGCCCAGAGGTTTGCGAGGAGTAGACGTAATGACTTTGCCCAGCCTTCTTTGCTATCGTGCACGGCAATCGTGTGCTCGGACTCGAATAACTTCTCTGGCACCTCGGGCAGATTGGAGATGTACTTAGCTTCCACCGAAAATCCAACGCCTGTACCACAGAGCAAGATAAACATCGCCTCGTCGAATGATTTAGGGTCGTCGACAGGTAGATAAGAGCAATTATACACACAAGTATTATCACGGTCGGCACTCTTTCCTGCCGTCATTACAGCTCGCATGGACGGCATTAATTCTAGGTTATAAATGGCACTACGTAATTCTGTTTTTAATTTTTTGTTTTCACTGATTGCTGGTGTACGAGCAAAAATGTAATCGACATAACGGTCTACTGTTTCGCCCCAATTTTCACGACGCTTTTTATCGTCTAGGAATCGGGCATAACGGCTGGCGGCAATGTACTCTTGATACTGATCCATTTATTATTCTCTATGTTATATGGTTAAAAAAGCCCGACGCAGTTTCTACGTCGGGCCGCCCACTACTGGGTACTACTATTAGATTGCGAAGTCTGCTGCTGCGGATGTTGCCCCACCAAACTTTTCGCCGTCCTCCAACTTCTGTACGTTGTTTAAACCACAAGCAATTCCGCGGGAGCCAGATACATCATACGGGTACAAAGTAATTGACGCACGGCCATAACAACCAGAATAAAACTCACTTTTGTCAATGATTGGATTTACGTCAGCGTCAACGACGCCAGGTTTTTCATTACCTGATGCGTTAACAAAGTAGTAGTCCGCAAATGTGTCATCATCACGCTCGGTAGCTCCGTCACGAAGACCGCCTTTTAATACCTTAGGAACTGTGCCACCAAAATAGTTTGCATTTGCAGCTTTACACTCTTCAAAAGCCTTGTTGAATCGTGCGATGCTTTCTTTGTCAGACTTAGGAATTAAAATCATAGACGAGTATTTCATAGTTCCATTTAATGTCTCTGCTGGCTCAAATACATGAGCAAAAGAGAAGCGAACTTTACCAGTTACAAATTTAATTTTTGTTGATTTAACGGCCATTTTAATTTTTACCTTTTTACATTTTTTGCTGAAACAAACTTATCGGGGCTGTTTCATTTCCCGTACAGATACTAATACGCAAATCACACTACCAATATTTCACAATATGAAATAAATTAAGAGTCTAACAAAATACCTAATTTTTCCATTGCCTGTCTCATTGCCAGAGCTCGTATAAAGTCTGTTAAGTACTCAGGCTCATGCAATATTTCTGGCTCTTCTGCTACTACATCTAAAATTTCACTAATTGAATCTCTTAGCTGGTATACACCTTCACGGTGTCCACTACCTGGTAAAGTATCAAAATCTTTTAAGTACTTACTAACTAAAAGGTCCGGTACTTCAAACTCCGAACCGTAGCACTTTACCATCATAATAGCTCCTATTTAGCTACCATGACCAATCCAACGTTGCCCATGGCATAACCTAAAAACATGATGCCCGTACCGACCCCGCCCTTTACAAACTGGTCTATGGCCACGATAAAGTACACCACACCCATTGCTGCTATTAACCAAGTACTCATAGTGCCTCCAAATAAACTGGTGTATACTCACCCACCCAGCTGCCAAGAATATTATACTGATAGTATTCAACGGCCTCGTCATAGTCCATCTCGTCTTCTTTCATTAGTATCTCAATGATTTTAGACTCGCTGTAGCAGACTGCAACGGTATTAATACGGTTTACAACCCCTAGTATTGCCTTGTCAAAGTACTTAGGATTTAGCACTAATAGCTCTGGATAGTGTTCTGCAATCTCATCTCTGGTCATGCAAAGTCCTCCTTCGCGTTTTCTTTGTCCTTAACTAGCTTTGGTGAGCCTTCTGGTCTTAGTACAAGATCTCCCAACCATGCTGTTACTTGTCCTTTAGGCCCTAACTTTTCTAGTGCTGCAATAGACTTAAGTTTTGGTTGCTCCCAAATGACTACTGGATCCATACCTTTTTCTACTAACACCGTTGCCGCTAATTGCTGATCACTAATTTTACGGTGTGTTACTGAAGTTGTTAACTTAAATCCTGGTGGAATAACAGACTGCTCCACTGCTCTAGTTAACGCAAACTCTTCTACATCGTTTACCCAAGTACGTAAATTCTGTGCCTTGCTAAGTACTAGACTGACTTCGTCTTCGTCTAGTAACGGTGGATCTTTAAACTCTAACCTTGCTAACTCTGTGTTGAAGTCCGAACGCGCCCTACACTGCGCTTTGGCACGGCAGAACTGGCACCATTCGCCCGGGAGGAACTCTCCGCTTCCGCTCCAGGCTTTCTTGGCCTTAGGCTTGACGAAGTAATTTGCCCAATCGACCAGCTTAGCGACGGACGTGCCGTCAGTTGATATGCTGTCCAGGCGAGGCTGGTGGATCGTGTAGCTAACCTCTTTGATGTCCGGAAAATCTTCCTTAAATTTTGAATATGCACCAAGAGCATATAGTCGTAGCTGTGTATTGTCGAGTGCTGATACTGGCACACCCTTACCGAATTTGAGATCAATGACTCGAATGGAATGCTTAGAAAGTATAACCACATCCGCTGTGCCGAAGCCGTCGGGAACCCAATCGCTAAAGTCAACTCTCTGCTCAAAGAGTGGAGTGTCTCCCTCGCCGATTTGACTACGGACATATAGTACGTAATTGTCGACGTTAGCCTCGAAATCGTCATTGTAATAGGGTGTGTTTTTAATGATTTCGTATTCACGTTCGTATTCCTCAATTCCAATTTGTCCAAAGTAATGCCTTAGTTTAATCTCCCCCAGTGTATGTGCCATGGTACCTTCTTGACTAAAGTCAAACCCATTGGCAGAGCGTTTTTGTTCGGGGAGTGTGGCCTCTAGTCTAGCGGATGGGGTGCAGCTTAGCCATCGCTTTGACCCGGAAGCACTGAGGAGTGCGTGTGCGGTCATTTTTTTACCTTTTTAATCTGTTTATCTTACATATACTAATACGCAAAAAAGGACCCCGAAGAGTCCTTTTTTAGGTAAAACTGAAAATAAATATTTCTATGTTTTAAGGGCGTTTATTAAATCTTGCACTTCTTTGTTAAAATCTATCTTTGCTTCTACTTTTAAGTCTACCTTAGTATCACGTGTCTCGCGGTAGTCTGATTGGAATTGGCCTCTTAATGCTATCTCAGCTAGTCTGGAGTTATAGCCCTTGTTGTCTACGTTGGCCAGAAGTTCACGCTCCCAGAATGCCTGTGCGTGTACCAATGCCAAGTCTAATGCCTCAGCAAACTCCGGTGTGCTCTTCTTTAATGACTCTGCGGTGTTCTTGCTAATGCCAAGTTCACTCCAGATCATTTTCTGAGAGGCGCCCTGCTTACCCATCTCGATCATACGATCGCACATCTCGGGTTTAAATTTTGATTCAGATTTTTTAGCTACCACATTTCCACCTTTTTAGTGATGCTGCTTTGCGTGTTGGTTTACCATTATCATCCTTCATAGGACCTGGCATGCCAGACATACGCGCACAAAACGATTCTTTACGGGGGCCACCCTC